GGTCGGCATCCTTGCTGTTGGCTGGCGGGTAGTAGTCGATCTCGCCGTTGGCTTTGAACTTCTCGAGCTTGTCTTGGAACTCCAGCACAGCTGACTTGATGGTGGCCAGCGTCTGGACGTGCGGCTCAAACAGGAAGATGCGCAGCGCCGTGCCTTGGTACAGCACGCAGACTGCTCCCCACTTGGCAGACATGATGTCCATCTGTGCCTGCAGCTGGACGGGGCCGCGGTACAGAGCAGGTATTTCCTCAGGCGACACAGCTGTCAGCTTGGCCTCAAGCACGCCGTGGCCTGCGAGCTCGATCTGCTCGGCACCAATGACGTAGATGCCTGCATCTTCGTCGGTGCGGATGATCTGCCCGCGTCCGTCTGCATAACCATCCAGGCTGCAGCACAGCGGCAGTGTCTGGTGGTAGAAAGCCGCATCGAATTCGGTCGCCAGCTCGGACAACTGCAGGCGCTCGGCGGCTTCGTTAAGAATCATTGCCTCGAGGCGGTCGCCCCAGCGCATAGATTCATTGGACTTATCCTCGCGCTCGTTGCCTTTGATGGCGTTGATGCTGTATACGAGCTCGTCGTTCGGGGTGGCGTACCGAGACAGGCCCAGCAGGGCAGGCAGTCGGGACGCAGACATGATGTCATCGGGGGTTTTCTTACCAGCCATTAGTTTTCCTCCGTGAGTTTGTAGACGCGCACAACGCGGGCGTGAGCCGCCTTGTGGGTGGCCTCGGTGTAACCAACCGGGGTGAATTTTTTTGATTTGAAAACAGCCCCAAGGACACTGGGGTGCATTTCAGAAGGCAAGCGCAGCTGTGCTCTTATGTCGTTGATGCACACCGTGCCTTGTTGGCGGGCGATCTCAACGGCTAGTGCTCGGCAGCGACACAGGAACTCTGTGTCTCTGTGCTCAAAAAGCGTCAGCTGGGCATCGCGCAGGGCGCGACCCAAAGTGGCGGCTTCCATGAAAACCCCCCGTCAGGTAAGGATTGCCAGGGCAACCACGGCCAAAAGACCGATGGAGCTGACGATCAGAACAGGGGTGTCTGGGTCATTGTGCAGCGCAAGAATCTTGTGTTTGCGCTTCCAATAACCGGAATACAAATTATGCGAAATACCCGCTATGTAGTTGTTGCGGTTTGAATAACCGCAATACACATATGCGCGGGAAAGACCGCATGTTTGCTTATGTTTATCCAAGCTTTTCTCCTTTTCCATGTGGTTGAACGGCGTTATAAAAATTCAAACGGGTATTTCCGTTTGAGCTACTACCTGTAGGGGTTGTTGGTGAGCTTTTTGTATTCTGCTTTGCCGACCTTTTTCTCGTTGCGCTGGTGCAGTTGGCGCTTGGCGGCCTCCATTGCGTACCTGGCCTCAAGCACCCGCCAGATGTCGGTGCGGTCATCTTCCCAGGCAATCTGCGTTAGGTCTTTAGAGAGCTCGCCGAAGATCTTGGCTGCCCATTTAATGTCATCAATGACCAAAATTGGCACATCCAAACGGCAGTTCAAACCACGGCCAACCCGGTTGAAATACTTGGCGACGGTTTTTCGATCCAGATCTTTCATGCCGTCCAGCGGCTTAACAGGTTGGTAAGTCATTGATTAACATCCTTATAATAAAAATACTGTTTTTATGCACAGTATATCACTCAGCAATATCTCGATCAGCAAACTGCTCGATCAGCCTGTTTTTTTCGGCTGCAACGCGTTGCTGGCGGCGCTTGGCTGCTTTCCTAAGCAGAACTACAGCAACAAATGGGCCGGTTAAGTACACGCCAAATGCCCACTCAAGGCCAATCAAATAAGCCAGGCCGAAATAGCTGGCAAAGAAAGCCAGCACCAGCAACGCTGGTATGAATTTGTCCATTACTTGATCCTTTTCAGCAGGTTGCTGACCTGGCTGGCACGCCAGTCAGTGTTGCCGCGGGGGGTTTCAACACCGCGAGCGGTCAGTGCTGCGGCGATCTCGCGCAGGGCGCCAGAACCGGTCTTGCGGATGATGTCTCGCACGACGGGGCCGACGCGCTCTGCATAAGCGTCAGCGTTGGCTTTCAGAACCTTCACGCCCTCGGCGCTGCCGATCTCAGGCGATGGGCTGCCAAGTTTTTTGCCCTGGCGCTTTAAGGCCTGCAGCGCAGCGCTGGTGCGCTCGCTGATGCGGCGTGCTTCATCTTCGGCAAACACCGCCACCATTTGCAAATAGACGCGATTAGCGTGCGGTGTGTCAGCGCAGACAAAGCGCACATTGCCGTTCAATAAAGTGCTGATGAACTGAACGTCACGCGCCAGGCGGTCAAGCTTGGCGACAACCAGCGTGGCTTTCTGTTTACGGGCGAGCTCGAGCGCTGCCTTGAGCATTGGACGGTTCTTGAGGCGCTTGCGGGTGCCGGACTCAATCTCGGTGAATTCACCAATGACAGACCAGCGGCCTCCATTGAGGTAATTGCGAACCAGCTCTTGCTGTGCTTCAAGGCCAAGGCCGGAGCGGCCCTGCTTGTCTGTTGATACGCGGTAGTAAGCGACAAATTTGCCAGTGTGCGGTGCCATGTTTCGACTCCTGTTTCTCGGTGGTCGCGGTTTGAAGTAACCGTTCCCGCAATGTATATCGCGGTGAAACACCTGTCAAGCATCCAAACGTATCTTTTGCGCACGTTGCAGTTATGGCAAGCATTGGCAGCGTTTGGATTTTGGTATACCGTTGCGCAATACAACCGTTTGGAGTTTGTAAATGAGATCTGAATTTAAGCACTTCATGATGCGTCTGCGTCCTGAGACACGCGCCCTGCTCGACCAGGCTGCGCGTGATCAGCGGCGCTCGAGGGCATCCATCGTTGATGAGCTCGTCCACCAGGCGCTCAGGGAGCGTTACAGCACCACCGAGACACGTCTGGACAAGCTGCTGAGGTCTGCGTGAACGGCAGGGGCAAGCGCAACAAAGGGGCTGCAGGCGAACGTGAGCTCGCCGCCCTGCTCTCTGAGCACTTGGGTTTTGTGGTCAAGCGCAACCTGGGGCAGGCGCGTGACGGGGCAGATGACCTGACGGTTGCCCAGTTCCGCATTGAAGTGAAGCGTCAGGAGACATTGAGGATTGACCAATGGAGCGAGCAAGTCGAGGCCTGCGCGTCACCCGGCGAAGTGCCGGTGCTGATGTACAGGCGCAATGGGCAGCCTTGGCGAGTGTGCCTGCGCCTCGAGCATTTCATTCCAATGATGCGCGACCAGCTCAAATGAACTGGGATCTCGTCGTCAGGCAGCTGGCAGGCGAGAAGGTCACGCTGGCACCAGCCGAAGGCCGGCAGGTTATTCGGGTTGGGCTTGGCCACTACAACAAGGGGCAGCAGGAGAAGTCAGAGGTGCGCGAGGCCATCGTGGAGATCCTGATCGACTTCGGCCCTATGACCACGGTGCAGCTGCATGAGGAGCTGATTCTGCAGGGGCATGGCATCAGCTACGAAAGCCTGTACGACGTTTTGAAGAAGATGACGCGGCGCAACCTGCTGCAGATGCAGCGGCAGGCTCGCCCAGACGGATCGGGAAAGGGGATCAACCTGTGGCGAATCGTGGACAAATGAAGCTGCGGTCATGGGTACACAGCACCATCTTGACATCGGCATTGTCGGCCAAGTGGTGCAGCAGCTGCCAGCAGAGCAGATACCGGAAAGACGGGCAATACATCAAATCTGAAGATGGTTTGCGCCAGCGTTGGATGTGCAGCTGGTGCGTGGAAAGGAGAAGCAATGCAACCAAAGTTGAAGTTAGCACCTGAGCAAGTGAAGAAGCCCAAGGAAAGGGACACCACGCCATCAGTGTGGAACCCAAACTGGAAGTACAAGCCTGGCGGCACAGCCATGGATCTGGCTGAGAAGTTCAAGCGCATCCGCAAGCAGCTGGCAGAGCAGGAGCAGGCGAAGAAGATGCGGAGGGTCAAATGATCGACAGTCCCCTCGCCTTCCCTAACGGTGCCTACGGGCATCCCGGCATGACCCTGCGCGATTACTTTGCGGCCAAGGCGATGCAGGGAATCTGCGCAGGCAGAGATGAGGCAGGCACTTTGGTGCATCACGGATACGAATGGATCGCCAGCGAGTCATATGCGATTGCAGACGCAATGCTGAAAGCGAGGGGCGAATGACCAAGGTACGCAAGTTCTGGCGCTGCTTCTGGCTGTGGAAGTGCAGCGGCCTCGGTGTCATCGCAGCCATGCGTGCTGCCCGCAGGTATCACAGGCGATACCTTGGCCTGTGAGTATTGTCCAATCTGCAATCGCAGCCATTGGAAGCCGCAGACGGTCGAGCTCGACGGCGTGCAGGTTTGTACGCACAGCGAGGCGTGGCGGCATGAGTGCGAAGTCAGGTGGGCTCTGCGCCTGCCAGACAAAGCCAGGAAGCCCCGTATCAGCAAGCTGGACTACCTGAACGGGATCGAAAAAGAGCGCGGCACGGAAGCGAGAACCAAGCTGCGCAACGAGATGGTGAGGAGGTACAAAAATGGCAAATAGCGAGAGACAACGGTTTTGCACCAGCTGCCAGGCCAACAGGGACGAGGCAGGCGGGGAATACAGGCGGTACAGGCGCACAGCACGCTGGGTCTGTCAGTGCTGCATTGAGCGCAAGACGGTCAGCATCTACAAGTCGCAGGGCAAGACCAACGAGAAGGCGCTGTTCAAGCTGGCTGCGAAGATCTGGG